CGTTCTATGTAACAGTATTTATTATACACTTTCTTTATATTTTTGTCAAGTGTTACGAAATCAAACTATTTGTTTTCTGGTGGGAGTCTTCCTAGATATGGGTCATAATCAAATATTTCATCCCAATTCCCAATTTTATTTGAATCATTTTCCCAAAAATTAGTAAGACCACTATGACTACTACGATGAAATACCTCAACGTGATCACCGTGTATTGATGAACCCATCTCTATTTTATAAAGAAGTAATGGCATTGAATATGTATTTCCAGAGTTGTATATCAGATCATCTGCCACTGCTCTCGGTTTTGCTCCCTGATCAAGTTTATACTTATCACCACGACAATGTAATCTCACAAGTTTTTCTGCGTGATGACGAGTAATAACATATGATGCTGTTGAAAAATCATTAACAAATCTCTTGTGCATCTTGATAAACAATTGGCCAGGATTTATAATTGCTGTTTGAAATACATCAAAGTCATATGGTATCTTGGACATAATATCTCTCCAAGAAAAGTTCCAATGTCTTACAGGGTTGAAATCACAATCATCTTCGATTATGAAAGCAAAAGGTTCATCTGTTTTTAAAAACTCTTTCATTGCCTTCAGATGAGAAGTAACACATCCAACCTCACCAGAAGTCATATTATCTGGATACTTTCCCTTCAATATATCACTTAGATCATCTTCACGACCATCATATGCAGAAATACGTGTGTAATTTTCAATCTCCCAATACTTAAATTGAGTTTCCATATAAAACCATCTTTCTGGTTCACCATCCAAATTAATACAGTAGATTGGTGGTATGCCTTTTAGTTTGTATGCTGATTTGTTTTTATCCATATTAATCAAGAATGTCTATGGTGGGAGACCAACCCAATGATCTTAGTATTGTTGTATCTGCACACAAACTGTCTGGTTCATTTGGAGTATGATCTAATATTGGAAGATCACTCCTACCCATCTTCATAGCCAATTCTAAAACAGAATGATTTTTACCTGTGCCTATATCTAGTACACCTCGAAAATTGTCAGGTAACAAACAACTTATTGCTGTTGCGATATCATTAACGTGAATCCAATCTCTTCGATGTCGTGTAATATATTGTGCAGTGTTATCTTGAAGCATTCTGTAAAGCATATCATCTCTACTACCTTCCTCTGCCCATACGTTAAAGAATCTCATACCTACACTATTAGGTGGTGCCATTGACTCATTAACTTTTTTCGTAATTGCATATGGATTTTGCCACCATTCGTAAGCACCTGCAGAACTTGCATACAATAATCTAATTTTGTTTATCTTACAATACTCAAATATTGGTTTTGTTTTAGTTACATTATTTTCCCAAAATTTATTTGGATCTTGAACACTCTCTCTCAATGCAGCAAATGCAGCAAGATGTACAATCACATCATATCTTATCGAATCACAAGCATAGAATCTTATAAAATCACGAATATCATCTGGTTTATCTAAACCACGAACCTCGTGACCTTCATCTTGTAAATGTTTAAAGACATGACTGCCAATAAAACCTTTGTGTCCTGTAACTAAAATATTCATTTAAATAACAATACAATTTTCTGGATACAAGTCTTTAGTATCTTTGTCTGCATATGCAGGCCCAAACCACATTTTTGGTGCAATCACTTTTTTGTTTTTGTTTTTAATCAACCAAGCACCCCACCAAGACATTGAACTATTTGCTATTATAGCATGATTACACAAAGTCATCAAGCATAAGTCAACATATGGAACTAATGCACCATCAGAATACTTTTCAGTCTGCTCTGATATCATAAATCTGTCTGGTTTAAATATATCTTGTTCCTTCACCCAATCAATTGAATCAGAAAATACTATGACTGGCATATCATCATCAAATTCTTTTAGTGCCCTCTCGTAATATTCTAATGGTTGTGGTGGATGTTGTGATGAACATTGTGTGTATGCCCATTTAAATCCTCTTTTATCTGCCAGATTGGGATCACCACGACGAACGTGTAAAAATATAACTTCTTCTCCTAGATCTTTTCTAAACCCTTCACAAGGATCTAACCAATCTTTTTTAAAAGTAAAATCTTTACGAATATCATCTTCAATATGTTTAAAATATTTTTCTGATTGAAAAAATCCGTAAAGCCCAGAACCATCAGGAAAAGTATCAAAAAGATCTTGATTAAAATCAAAAGATCTTTCTTGAATAATACTGTTACCTGCATTCAACCAACCAATATTTTTATTAGTTGACAGTTCAAATGCTTCTAGTAATCCATAATTATCGATCTGTACCTTAGAATTTTCTGGTGGAATTGTATATTCATAACCTTTATGTGATGCGATACCTTTTAGTGCAGCATATTGGAACATTTGGTTTCCCAAACGACCCATTGTACCAATATGATCAAATCCTATCATTCTTCATCTCCTCAAATACTTTTTTGATACCATCATTGATAGAAACTTTTGGTTTCCACCAACTGGTGATAAATTTATTTGCCTCATTCTTCTTATCTTTTTGCACTTCATCTTTACTATCACCAGATATAAAAGTTACAATCTTCTCTTCAGCAAAAAATAATTTTGTAATAATCTCTGCCACTTTAGATATTGTGGTATATTCAAATGATGTGATGTGTAAAGGATCATCAGTTTTAAACTTGTCATAATTATCCATAATAGTTTCTAAGGCTTCACAACAATCTTCTGCATATAAAAATTGTCTTGCCTCTTGTCCATCAGTCATCATTTGCACTGCACCTACACCCTGATCATTTAAACTTTCAAATCCTTTTCTTATAAAATCTGTGATAACATGTGCCTTCTCCATATCTTTTTCGATACCATACACATTCCAAAAATGAACTATCAATCCACTAAGAGATTTTGTATACAATTCACCAACTCTTTTTAAAACACCATAAGGTGAATAACTCATATTACTCATCTGTGATGATGCAAATACAAATGGAACTTTATACTGTTCTAGATACCCAAATACGTTTGCCATCATTCGAGTATTATTGTCTATAAATTTAAAAGTATGTTGATACTTCTTGAGATAGTGTGATCCACCAACATCAAACGCAAGAAAGAAAACAAATTCAGAAGTTGCAATACGAGCGTGTAAATCACAATTTGGAATCTTTGTCATATCTTGATCTTCACCATTAGCGATATCAAACTCTCGAACATCATGACCTTTATCACGAAGATACTTTGTTAAATATGCACCGATTTGGCCACTAGATCCTAATACTGTAATTCTAGTCATACTTTTTCAGATACTCCTGATTTGAATAGTATTCAATTAATTGTTCCTTGTCCATCTTGCCAAGTTTAATCCATTCAAGTTGATTGTCTTCCATATGTGGATTACTAAACCAAGAATTTTCACCCCTTGAGTGTTCTAGATGATAGACATAATTATTAATCCTACCTACATTATAACCTAATTTTGTAAATCTGTAATGTCTTTCTTTATCTTCTGGTGCATATGCTTTGAAATTCTCATTTTCCATACCACCTTCAATATAAACTTTACGATTAAAAAATTGTACCCAACCAAAATCAGATGTATGAGTATTTGATACTGAATCTAAGAAAGAATAATCTGTTTTTTCTAAAAACTTAGATACAACATCATCTGTGGCTGCAACTTGCTTCTGATACATTCCTTGACCATAAGGATACACAACATCAAACTTACCACTCATAATAGTATCATATGCAGTCTTATATGATTCCTTTGGAAGTATTGCATCACAATCATAATTTACAACTATATCTGTGTCTGCTTCCATTATCATTTCATTTAAAACTCTCTGTCTATGAAACAGAGGTTTATCACTTTTTTCAAAAATAAAATTAAAGTTTTTCCATATACCATTCTCTACGATTTCATCTAATATCGGCATTGCTTGTTCCTCGAATACCGATTTAGAATCAACTTCTTTGACAATTATATTAGTATCAAAATTTTCTACTAAAAATGCTACTATTGTTATAACATTTCTCAGTCTATCTGTAGACTCAATCCTAATAGGAATAATAAATGTTGCCTGAGATAAATCAATCTTCATCCTACTTCATTATCTGATGGTGTGTACACTGTATCAATGTGTTCTTCTTTGAGATGACCACGAATCCAATCCTCTGGATGCATATCTCTTACGTGTATATATGCTTCATTCTGTCGTGTAAAAATAGGCCCAAAATATGGGTGTTGATATACGATCTTTTTGTTTTTTGACTTCTGTAACCAAGCACCCCACCAACCAAAAGTAGTATTTGGAACAATACCACCATTACATAAACTCATCAAACATAAATCTATCCAAGGTGATAGAGTATATTCCATTTTACCTCTACCATTCCATACTAAATTATCAGAATATTCTCTATCCTCTGATAAAAGAAATCTATCATTATCAAATAACTTTTGACTCTTAACCCAATCTAATTTATCTGTTAAAATTAAAACTGGAACATCTTTTGGAAAGTATTCTAACATCTCTTCAAACCAACCGATGTCAGCTATTGGAAAGTATTCTGTTCTACCTGTAGAATCAGATCTTCTAACGTGTAAAAATATTATGTCATCACCATACTGACTGATAAACTCCTTACAAGGTTCGTATATATCTTCCTTAAAAGTAAAATCTTCTCTTATCTCGTCTTCAATATGTTTAAAATATTTTTCTGATTGCCTAAAACCATCTAAGTTAATATTATCAGGACAATTATTAAATAAGTTTACATCAAAATCATGTGAGGGTTCATCATAAGTTGGACGATCTTGTGGTATAAATCCAAAATTAGATTCTTTCACATTTGTCATCTTAAATCCATCAAACAGAACATATTCTGCCATCGGAATTGTAGTATGATCTAATGGTGGAATTACCCAATCATAATTATGTTTAGCCGCAATACCTCTCAGTGCAGCATATTGAAACATCTGATTACCTAATCTTCCGTTGATTCCTAAACGATTATATCCAAGCATATTAATTAGTCATAACATCAAGAACTCGAATGATTTGTTTCTTAGATCCTATGGTAATTCTAACACAATTTTCAAGATTGTCAAAGGCACTTCTATCTCTTATTAATATTTTATTTTCTTTCATCTTATCTAAAACTTTTTTAGAATCAGGAGTTTTTACTAATACAAAATTAGCATCACTATCAATTGCGTGATAATAGTTTGGTAGATTGTCAATGAAAAATTTTTTTGCATCATTCATTTCATCTATTCTAGATTGTAGATAGTCAAGATCATCTAATGCAGCAATACCACATAGTTGTCCGAGAGCATTTACTGCCTTACCATTTCGAATCTTTCTAACAT